CATTGCTACTACCATCACTCCCACGGATTCTAAGAGTATAGTTTTTTGTAGTATCAATATTGACCATTTCATCAAGATCGAACACAGTACTACTAATTCTGTTCTTAATTCTGCCGCTACCCAAACCCCACATAGGTACATCGTGCGTTACTTTTACCCAGTCGCCTCGATTGCATACTAAGTACTCAATATCTGTGTTGAGCGTATAGATCTCTGGTCGTAACTTTATCTGAGCAAAGTGCCACTTTGCCAGGTCAATGGCGTGGCCTCTGCTTGTTACACCCGGCAATGTTATGGACTCAAATAGTTCTGCACCTTTTTTAGTGGGCAAATTGTCGTACTCAGCATAGCCGGTATTATAGACTATGAGCTCATTTTCTTGATAATCTGAATCCTCATCGTAGATCTTTATCTTTAGGGCATGTGGAGTTTTTGGTAGTGCTTTTGTACCCTCAAATCCCCAACTGTTGTGAGGAGTAAAGTGCTGAATTGGGCTAGTTTTTTGTTCGTCAATATTAACAGACCAAACACCATCTATTAGTGCTGGACTTGCTCTGCCGGCGGCACATATGTCTCGCAATACTTCTAATACACTTCTTTGTGAGCCCATCACTGAGTTAAAGGTGTACTTGTAATTGTATACAGTACTAGGAGAAGTAGAATTATCAGTATAGGTTCTGGCCGTATTACAAAAATTATGCCAGTACTTTAGTTTAGTTAAGTCTACCTTACTACTAATATCTACTGGATTAACCAAGTAAGGTTCTGTAATGGTACCGCCAACAATTCTTTGTGGATTTGCTGGGTGCGTTAAAACATATAGAAATAGTGAGGCGGGATTGTTAGTGTTTCTTAAAATCCAAGCATTGGTGGGCTGATCCCAATCCCAGCAGTAGGTTTGTACAACTGCATTGATACCCTCTATTTGTCCAGACAATTGCTTGGTGGCTTGTATGCTTAGGGCAGTTTTTGCAAGTGCTACATTTTTAGGGTCTGTTACTGCTTTTGTATTTCTTGTAGCTGTTACAGTGTGCAGAATACTAGTAGTATAATGAGCAAACGAACTTTCTTCTTGTTGTTGACCTGTTAGAGTTGCAGTTACACGCTGAATTTGTACACTGATAGGAAAGGAACTATTATCAAAATGACCCTGACTACTATCATAAGTTCTGGTATAGGTAAAACCATCTATAATAGGTGCATCGTATCCTACACTGATATATGGATCATCTAAGCTTCCACCAGTTTGCTTTAGGTTTTGCCAACTTCCATTTCCAAAACGGATCTTGATATCAAAAGTTACACCACTAGCATGACTTTTTCCTGTTTTTTTATCTACTTTTCTGCAACCCTGTGGAAAGTGAATGGCTACAGTAAACTTGTCAATTGCATAGTTATTAAAAGTAGTTACATTTGCTGCTGTTTGTGGCATCTAACTCTCCTATGTTTGCTCAGTCTCATCATCATCAACAAAAAGTGTATTATCCGGAACTGGTTGCGGAATTGGAAATACTGGTTGACCTCTGTAAATATCAAAAAGTATACTAGCCATTGCTGTACCATTACTGTTTTGTGGTCGTACATATGGTGGTAACTCAACATTGGTGCCAGCAGTAGACGGGTTGTAGTCTGGACCAGTCATTTCTAAATTTTTTGTATATTGATCTACATCGTTGCCATAAATACCGTTGAATATTTCTAAATCTGTTGCAGTGGGTACAGTTTTACGATCTAGAGTTTTCTTTCCCACTGGCGACTCTCTCAGAGTAAAATCTGATAGTGGAACATCTCCCAGCCTCATGGTATTGTCATCAATCGTTAAGGGACCATAACCCCAAATCAACAACATGTTTAAGTATCCGTCTGTTGTAATACTGGTATTATCTGGATATCCAATAAAACTTTTTGCTCCTATTGGAGGACTGTATCGTATCTTACCCAGTACCACCGGTATGGCTCCATATGGAGTGTAGGGATTATTGCTGCCAGTAATTAAATTTTGTTGTTGTGGATTGCCTGGATCTTCTGAGGATGGGGGTCTTATAGGAGCAATAGCATTAATAAGAGCACTGCCTACAATAGTTATAGCTGCAGATGCTACTGCTCCAGCAAGAGTTAAACTACCAACAGTACCTGCTACAGTCGTACCCAACATGTTTACTGCTAATTGCGGAGCAAAATAAGCCACAGCTATTAAGGCTACCAAACGTATTGCTTCTTTACCAGCAACTGCACGATATTCCACACGATCGGAGTTCTTTAGTGTAGTAACACCCCAAACTTCACGAGGCACAGGAACACCGTTGACCATTATAACAGCACTGTTGGATATTTGGTTAGAAACTTTGTACTCACTGCTTATTTTGTGGTACAATTCTTCGACTGTAGTTCCTTCTACCACAAACTTTGTGATTACTTCAGTTTTGAGTGGGTGAGGTACCATATTTAACACAATACCAGTATTGGGATTATAGCGGTAGTATCCCTCTATTCTACGATTCCACTTTACACCGTTCAGGTTCTCTATAACACTGTCGCGATCTTCTCGAATGTGTAGGAACTGATTGCAATCTAGCACTATACCCAAGTGAACGGCCTCGCCCAACACATTAAAAACCACCAAATCACCAGGATCTGGTGTTTCTACTCTATCCCAACCCTCACGATATTGTGAAATCAATTCTTGAATACGAAGACTGTCATCTATGTAATAAGCGCTGTCAAAACTGGGAAGATCGATACTCAATTCATTGCGGTAGTACAGACGAGCCAATCCCCAGCAATCCAAGCCGTCGATTTCTCTTCCACCACCCTTGAAGGGTAAACCAATGTAGTAGTTAATATCCATTAAAACAATCCTGGAAAGTTGGGCGGGTTAAAACTGTGAACAGGAAAAGGTTCGCGTTCATAGCTCACCATAGAGAGATCACAGTTTACTGTGTCACGATTGTAAGTAATACTGTTCACGTATAAGTAGTCAAAACTCACTTCTACCACGTTGGGGGTTTTTGATAATACCAACTCCAATTTTACTCTGGGCGGCCCCGACAACGACCTAATAATAGGTGTTAAGTATCGGGTGGCGTCATTGATTTGTATAGAACAGCGAGGAGCTTGAGCCTCTTCCTCGCTGGGTAGAGTAATTTGTAGTGGTAAAAAGGTATAGTTTGTGTTTCTACTAACCACACCATATATTACCTCTGTGTCAGTGGTCAAAATATCTGTATTCTGAGCAGGCGAAGAAGCTACAGTAATACGGCCAGTATATCCGTCACAGATTCGGGCTAAGGGGGAATCAGTTGTGGGATCGTAAAAGGTTAACAAAACAATAAGATCGCTGTCACTTTCAGGTGAAAAGATCTGCTTTTTAGCCTCTGAACTCAGGTTGTCTAGTCTGCTCATGGTAACACTTCTAGGGTTAGGGCCACTGCGTAGTACCCAGGGGCCACATAGGTAAGGGTGTAGAAATCACCCTCACCCTGTGGAACTATACGAACCTCTACGGTTGCAGAAGTTCTGGGGTGTGTAAAGTTAAACCGATTGACGCCACTAATACCACCGCTAAGAACTGAGGACTTTACAAAGTTTTCAAAAGTGGTAACTTGGGCTGTAGTCATCAAAAACTGAATTGACAAGTTTTGTGGTTTACTACCCACATAGCGAGACTTGGCAGGTCCACGGTCAGTGGGGGTGCGAACCACTAGCACCCCTCCTGTCTCAGTATAACCTTTTTGCGGTGACTGTGGCAAGCTAGCTGGCCAAGATGGTATTGCCATATTATCTCCTTATGAGCTGAGGTTGTAGTCCAAATGTACCGCCCATAGCACGTTGGGTTGAACTGCCATTGCGAGTAATTTCTCCAGCAGTCATGTCGCCTACGACAACCTCTATTCTGCGATTGCCACGACTATCTGTGGTTTCACGGGCCTCAGCTTTCTCTGAGCTGTAGTTGTTGACAACCACTTCTACAGATCCGCCGCCACCGCCTCTGACACCCAAGTTGCCTTGGCTGTCACGCTTGAGGGGCATGATCGCCTCAGGGCCGGCTTCACCCATTAAACCGGTGCCCTTGGCGAACTTGAACAGGGTAGGTGAGTCAACTATTGAGTTGGTGAAAGTACCACCTTTAGCGAACTTCTGAAGCCCCTTGTCAGAGTACACATTACCCAGAGCATTTGGCACACCCATAACAGAGGTTAGTCCTGGCGTACCCATACCTGGAAGACTTGGTAGCATACTGCTAAACAAGTTCATGAATATTCTGTTCATGTACAGCTTGGCAATGCCAGCCAACATGTCGGTTATCAAGCTCTTAAAGTTCATCTTGCCAGTACGTACAAACTCTACAATGGAATCACCCATGGCCGCAAAAGTATCTTTGTAGATGGACGCCAAGCCCTTTTGCTCGGCTGTCATAGACTCGTACATGCCCTTAAGTCTTTCGTTGGCACTGTAAACATCTTGCGCACCCTTGATCTCTGCATCTCTTTGAGATTTAGCTGCTTCTTTACGCTTATTAAACCCCTCAGCCTGTTCAAGGTCTATTATACCAGTGCCAGTTTCATCTAAACCACCGGCAATGCCAGCAACAGTAGCATCTGCCGCAACTTTGTCAATTTCTCGCTTGTATTTAGCTTCTATTTCCAATAATTTATTCTGGTATTCGCGAGCTCTGATGGCTTTGTTGATTCCATTTACTTCTTTGTCGTACAGATCTTGAGTTATTAGTCCTAGATCCAATTTGTACTGTAGTTCTTCTTTTTGTAGATCTACTAACTGCTTTTCAGCTTCCAATTTAGTAGCACGAAGTGCTTCTTGTTGTGCTCTTGTTTTTTCAGCTTCTGCAAGTTCGGCATAGACCTTTCGGGCTTCGCTGGAAATTCTTAAGATCTCCAACTCATTGTCGCGACGAAGACCTGCCAGGGTTAGGGCATCACGCTCTTTTGCGTTTACTTTGACCAGTGCTGTACCATATGCATCTATTGCGTCTGCTATTTTGGCTTGATCGTTACCAGCTCTTTCAAGTGCTGCAAAGTACCTTTCACGTGCCTGTTCTGAAGCCTCATTGGCCGTTGTTGTTGCTGCCAAGTTGGCTTCACTAAAGGTTTGTTGGATTTGGCGACCTTGGGTCTGTGTTTCCATTTCTACAATTCTAGGTTCTGAAAGTGCTCCGGCTTCTTTGAGTATACGTAGTCTTTCTTGCTCTAGCCTTAGTGAACCTTCAGTTCGGGCATTTTGTATTTGTATTTTACTATTTATAGCTTCGTACTTTTCACTGATCTGCTTCAGTATACTATCAAGAGTTTTATTTTCAGCGGCTGTTTCAGCAGTAAATACTGCTGAGTCTCTAGCAATTTTTGCTTCTTGAACTCGTACATTATAACGCTGTCTTGCAGCTTGAGTTTCGTCTGGTTTACTGGCTGCGGAAGTGTCTTTTAATACCTTATCTAACTCTAGCTGTGCAGAAACTAACTCTCTAGAGTACTCCAATCTTGCTTTTTGTATTTCTTGTTCTTTTCGTTTTGCTATTTCGATCTCTGTCGAATATCCTCTTAGAGACTCTATGGCACTATCAAAAGCTGCGCTCTTCAACATAGAAAGCTCTAAAGACTTTATACTAATTCCCAAACTGTCTACTTGTTTGGTAAGCTCACTAAATGCCCTCTTTGCGGCTGGGGAATATTTGTCTGTTATATTGGTTACTCTTTGTACTACTGAATCCAATATTTGTTTTAACACTGCATTACTTCTAGCCCACTTTAGAGTTTCTTCTACACCTACTTCTTGTATTTGTCCGCCCAATAGTTGAAGAGCCATTCCTGCTTCTAAAATACCTCTATTTGCTAATTCTTGCAGGCTACTTTGCAACTCTTGCATTGCTTTGGACGCTGATTCTACATTCATTTTTGGTTTGAATGCATCATCAAAAGTTTTAGCAAAAGCACGAGCTTCTTCTGTTCCCGCAATTTCTCCAAACTTTGGTATACCTTTGAGTTTTTTATCTATACTGTCCAGTGCTTCCTCTGTTGCCTTTTTATTGGCTTCAGTTATATTTATTTCTGCACGAAGTTGTTGTTGGTATTTTTGAGTTTCTTGAAGAGCTGTTCTAGCCCTCATGTCTAATTTCTTTTTAACTTCTACGTCTTGTTCTTGTGCATTTACATACTCTTCATATGCAAATCTCAAATCTTGCAACTCAGCCTTGGTTTTAGGATCATATAATCCTGATTTTAGTAATTGATCTATGGCGTAGGATTGTTCAGAAAATGCTCTTTCTGCACTGGTGG